GCTCCGCAGATACAGAGTCGCCAAAGGCGAAGCGGAAAAAGAATAAACCAAGAAAATAGGGGACCTTTCGATGCGGTGGCTGTGGCCTGACGGCTTTGTAGGCGACGATCCGGCCTCACGGCGCAATGCCCGCTGGCTGGCACTCGCGCTGGCGCTGATTGCGCTGATTGCGCTAATACCGGCCGCAGCAATGTCGCAAGGCACACTGTTGCAAGCCGGCCCAACCACACAGGGCCACGCTCCGGCTTACATCAATCAAGGACAGACAGGATCCCAGGCTGTTGTATTGGACTCCGGTCCGGCAAGTGGTGGAGGCTCGGGCCTTGGCCTAAGCGAGCTCAACATCACAGCGCGGGGCACCGGTTCGGCGCCGTTCGTCGGGCAGGGTACAGGACCCAACGGCGAGGTTGCGTGCATCCTGGACGCTCCTGCGAACAGCACGTCCGGGTATCACTATCTGTGCTTCTCCGCCAACGTCCTAAGCGGCGGTCTGATAAGCTACGGGGCGGCCGGGACCGCAACACCGCAAACGCTTAACTTCAATTTCAATGGCACGGCGATAGCACCTGTGACATGCTCGGGCACGCCATCGAGCAGCTTCGCCACCGTCAACGGGATTGTGACCCATTGCTAAATGCCGATCACATCAAATGATATCGCCAACCAGGCTATCCAGCTCATAGGCGACAACCAACCGCTTGTCACAGGGCAGGCGCCAAGCTTCGACAGCTCTACAGCCGGGGTAGCCCTTTCCAAACTATACGTTCCGTGCGTGCAGACTGTTGCACGGCAATTTGCCTGGGACATGGCGCGCAACACGATCGCGCTAACCCTAAGCGGCAACACTCCGCCGTTCCCATGGACATTCGAATATCTCTACCCGACCAACGGGATCGAGGTGTGGCAGGTTCATCCTAACAATCTAGGTGACGTCAACAATCCACTGCCGCTCAATTGGAGCATTGCGAATGCCGTAGTCGGCGGCCAGCAGCAACGGGTAGTGTGGTCAAATCTGGCGAGTGCCTACGCGACCTACAACAATAATCCGAACGAGAACACTTGGGATTCGCTCTTCCGCGAGGCTGTGGTACGACTACTCGCCAGCGAATTGTCCATGGCGGTTGCAGGCAAGCCGGATGCGGCCCAAAGCTATCTCGAGTCCGGCGGAGCGTTTGAGACGATCGGTGAAGCGAGAGAGGACTAAATGGTTGCCAGCCTTCAATCTCCCGCCGATATCGTCAATGCGGCGCTGGCGCAGATTGGCTATAAGAACCGCGTTGGATCGCTGTTCGAGGGGTCCAGGGCGGCCAAGAATGCGCTTGATATCTACGGGCAGACGCGCGACCAACTGTTGCGGCAGGGCGATTGGCCGTTCGCGCAGCGCGATCTAGTCGGCAATCTCATCAAATCAGCGCCCGTCGGGGGCTATGTCCCGCCAACCGTATGGGACGAAGTCAGCTATCCGCCGCTGCCTTGGTTGTTCGAATACACCTACCCAAGCGATTGCATCAAGGTGCGTGCGGTCAAGCCGCAGCCGATCTTCATTCCGAATTTCAGTCCGCAGCCGTATCTCTTCGCGGTCGCCAATGACGGCAATCAGCGTGTTATCCTGTCCATGGTGGGGAACGCCGTTATCACCTACGTCGGACAGGTCACAAATCCTACCGATATGCCGGTTGATTTTGTGGAAGCCTTTGTTGCCGCGCTAGGACGTCGCCTGGCGTCGTTGCTTACGACCATGGACGCGGTGAAGCTCGAGGCACAGGCCGAGCAGGTAGAAACGACGTTGGCTGAAAGGCAGCAGGCATGAACCTCCCGACCGACGTAGCACAGCAAGCGATCGACGCCTCCGGTCTCGATTACCTGCTTGGCGATATCGAGGACGGGTCGCGGCCGGCCCAGGTGCTCCTACGCGCCTATCAGCAATGTTTGATGCAATTACTTCGCGGCGCCAATTGGGACTTCGCGCGCAAGACCGCGCCGCTCAATCTCCTGGCGGACGCTACCGGCAACACGCCGGATGTGGGAACACTTGTGCCAGTGCCGTGGGTGTATGAATACGAGTATCCTGTCGATTGCATGAAGGCGCGGTTTATCCCGTGGAATCAGCCATTTCAAAATCCCGGTATCCCGTCGGGCAATATTACGCCGCCTAGCCCGGCCTCGCCGACCATGACGGGGCTTGGCAATCCGCAGCTAACAGGCCAGCGCATTCGGCCGGCGCGCTTCGTGATCGCTACCGATCCAAACTACCCACCGCCGGCGGGCTCTGTGACGTGGGAGGTGCAGGGGGTTAGCCCGGTAAGCAGGACGGTCATTCTGACCAACGTGCAAAATGCTTGCCTGATCTACACGTCCCTTATGCTCTACCCGAGCGTATGGGATCCGCTGTTCCGCGCCGCATTCGTCTCCTATCTGGCGAGCGAGATCGCGCTACCTCTATCGGCCGACAAGAAGTTTGGCCTCACCATGCGGGCGCAGAACATCGCGGTCGCCAAGGCCAAGATCGAGCAGGCGCGTATCAGGGACGGGAATGAAGGGACCTATAGCTCCAACCTAAGCGTAGATTGGATGGCGGCTAGGAGAACTGGTGGATCGGGGGGATGGGGGAGCGGGGGATGGGGCGACGGAGCTGGACCAGGTGTTCCTTGGGGCGGCGGGTCTTGGGACTCGTGCGGATTCTCAGATGGGACCGCCTACTGATGTCACCATCTCGCAAATTCTCCAAAATACTCTTGTGCCGCCTTAGCGTAGGCTTTTGCGGCGTCGTCCAAGTTTTCAAATATGCCAATGTGCTTCTGGTGGATGGAGGCCACCCATTTTCCGCGGGACTTCTTCCACGAAACCCCCTTGCGTCCGGAGGTATTCTTTTTTGTCAGGTTGGCGTTTCCGTTGTTTTGAGATTGCGTCGCTTCACGCAAATTACGAAATCTATTGTCGGATACATCGGTGTTAGAGTGATCGATTGTGTGGGGCGGCCAATCTCCCGTCATGTAGAGCCATGCAAGTCTGTGAGCCAAGTAGTTTTTCTGATCGATCCTGATCTGTATATACCCGTTCGACTTTTTGGTTCCGGCAGCGTTGCCGGCGCGGATAACGCGCCTATTGATCCTCCAAGTAAACGACCCCGTCTCCGGATCGTAGTGCAGGGCTTCGCGAAGGCGCTCGGCTGTGATGTTTCCCATGACCTGATGCTATCGGGAGCATAATCCCGTGGCAACTCCCGTATTGCAGCCGGCGTTCACTACGGGCGAAGTCGCTCCTAATCTCTTCGGGCGCCAAGATCTCGCGCGGCTGCACACAGCAGCGTCGACGATGCGGAATATGTTTGCATCGTACAAAGGCGGGGCCTACTCGCGGCCTGGTACGCGCTTCGTCGGTTGGTCCGCGCAATTTGGCCGTCCATTCCCTCCGCGGCTTATTCCGTTCCAATTCAGCATCAATCAGGGATTGATCCTCGAGTTCGGCAATTTCTATATGCGCGTGATCTCTAATGGGGCCCAAGTCACAGAGAATCCGATTGCCATCGTCGATGTCTCTCAGGCTAATCCAGGCGTCGTAACGACAGGCGGCTCGAGTAGCGGGGTATCGGCCACGCCGGTCAATACTTCGATCCTCGCAGCCTATGCTCCAGGAGACACCATCACGCTCGCCGGCGGTGTCTTTACTACGCCCGCCGTGCTCTCCGTTACCGATACGACGCTGCTTTCGTGCGCCATCAATAGTTCTGGCAATGTATCGCAATTAGGATCTTCCCCAGGGTACGCGCCTGGCGATACGATCACGCTTGCCGGCGGTACACACAGCGTTGCCGCAGTCGTGGCCGTGGTGACGACAAAAGTAATCGCTGTTGCTCTGATTCCAGGCGCAGACCAAGGCACCGGCGGCACACCAGGTCCGGTTGTTCTTGTCGGGACGACGGGGACAGGCGTCCATTTTCAAGTGAACGGGGTTATCGACGGGACTGGAGTCCTGGCATCCGTCGGATCAATCATAGATCCAGGATCCTATACGACCAATCCAGCGGTTCCTCTCCAGGAGCCGGTCACGGGCGGCGGCCTCGCGGCCTGCAATATAACCGTCCTCATGGGCATCAACGCGATCGCGGTGACGGTCGGTGGAACCTATAGCGCCAATCCGGCCAGCAACGCCTTCACGCAAGGGTCGACAAGCGGCAGCGGGACCGGAGCTACCTTCCAATCGGCCATCATGGCCCCGGCCGCCGTCACTGTTAGCGATCCTGGCGTCTATACGACATTCCCGTCAAATCCGGTCGGCCAAGCATCGACTAGCGGATCTGGCTTAGGCGCCCTGTTCAACGTCATATCGAGCTCCGGAGACAACGGTTTCGTTACCGGAGATTGGGTGTTCATTTCCGGCGTCGGCGGAATGACGCAGCTCAATAATCAAACCTTCATCATAACCGTGCTCACGGGGACTACATTTTCCCTGGCAGACGTCTTTGGAAATCCGGTCGATACGACAGGCTTCCCGGCCTACACCTCCGGCGGCACGGTTTCGCGCATTTTCACTTTGACGACGATCTATTCGGACGCCGACCTGGAGTGGATCAAATTCACGCAATCCGCCGACGTAATGACGCTTTGCTGCGTCAATCAGGACACCGGAACGGAGTATCCACCGCAAGACTTGGCCCGCCTTTCGGACACCAGTTGGACGTTTACGCCTGTTATTCCAGTTGCCAGCATTGTCCCACCTACAACGACAACCTTAGACCATTCAGGGGCGACCGGCACCGCGACCGTCAATTATGCGTATTGTGTAACCGCGGTTGCCAAGGACGGCACGGAAAGCGTGGCGGGGCCAATCGCGCGCCTGCAAACGAATGTCGACATTGCTGCCGCCGCAGGGACCATCACAGTCACTTGGTCGACAGTCGCCGACGCAGTCACCTATAATATCTATAAAGCCGAGGTGTCTTACGGGCACGCAAACCCCGTTCCGGTCGGCGTTCTCTTTGGGTACGCCGGAACGGCCTTTGGCAATCAATTTGTCGACAGCAATATCATAGCGGACTTTCAACAAGTGCCGCCCCTGCACCGCGATCCTTTTGCCCGCGGGCAGATAATCGGTGCGGTCATCGACAACCCTGGAAGCGGATACACCTTTGCCACCGTCACCGTCACCTCCGGGGCAGGAACCGGCGCCATCATAGAAGCGGTGATTGTCAGCGGCGGCGTCGTGGCGCTCTTGGTTGTCGACAACGGCGGCGGCTATGTGACCGGCGACACACTAAGCATTGTCGGGGACGGCGCTGGAGCCACCGGGCACCTGACAATCGGACCTGAGACGGGCACCTATCCTGGTGTGCCGAGCTACTTCCAGCAACGCAGGGTGTTCGGCGA